TTTCAAAAATTGCACGGGCCGGTTCGCGAATCTCACTCTGAGCATCGTTTCCCATGCGCAGGTGCAAGAAATGGAAGAGGTTATGGAGGTTGATTTTCCAGTAAAATTCAGTGTAGGTACTCTGAGGAAGGTGCGTCCGTGCAAGTTCACGTGCGACACCACGTCGGACGAGTTCATCGTACGTGTGAAATGCAAGGTCACAAGACGCCTTTTGTTTCAGACGTATCAGATCACTTCCCTCAACGACGCCGTGAGAACCCTGACGGGCTGTCATACTCTGACTCCGGAGCTCATCCGGAATGAAAAAATCATCCTTAATGACCGAATAACGCGCCGAAATTTCATTCACAGACGCGGAACGGTGACGGAACCACTGACGTGCCACAAAGATTGGCACTCGAACATGAAACTTAAATTCAACCATCTCGAACGGCGTCGTGTGCTTATGACGCATGAGGTATCGGATCAGCGCCCGATCGTCATTGATTGACTTTGTACCCTGACCATATGAAACACGTGCAGCTTGGACAATTGCGGAATCATTTCCCATATGATCGACCAACCGCACAGAGGAAGTCTCCATTGGAGATACATCAGATGCAAACTTTATTTGTTGACGATTAGTAAAATGGTCCAGTTGAAGTTGTGGCATAAAATACTGATGGCGGTGGTCATTATTGTCGCTGTATTTCTGGCTACCCGGTATCGTCAGAGTAATTACACTCCACCAGAGTCGACGGTGACGGTAACGCCTCCTCCACCAGTTGAGCAACCACTTCCTCCTCCTCCACCAGTTGAGCAACCACCTCCTCCGCCCCCAGTTGAGCAACCACCTCCTCCACCCCCAGTTGAGCAACCACCTCCTACAGGACCAACAAATGTCGAGATTAACGGTATTGGTGGATTTGATAAAATTGCAGGTGAGACCATGTATGAGTATCAATCCATGGTGACACCCGAGACTCCACAGATGATGACGCCCGATACTCCACAGATGGTGACGCCCGAGACTCCACAGATGGTGACGCCTGAAGCATCAGTCACGTCGCCACAGGTTGAGATGTACATGAAATCACCTTATGCGGAGCTTTAAAAGAAGAGTTGATTCATAATTAATGGACGTCAAACGCTTTGCGATCCGTCTTAAAATGTATAAAGTACGAGGCGGGGTAGTACACCATTGTGCCCTTTTCCAACGCGCTCTTGAAACTCAAGGAATCAAGACTCGTGTTGTGAAAGGTGTATGCCTTGTTCCACAGACACGGGAGATTTGTGAACATTACTGGGTTCAAAGTGAAGACGGGCTCAATTTTGATATAGGCTATGAAGTTGGATGTCTATACTCACCGGAACTTCGTTCGGTCGAAACCATTTTGTTGCCCGAAGCTCCTGAGGGTTTTTCTGTACCGGATAGTGACCCAGAAAATACAAGACTTTTTGAACTGTACCAGACGGACCCGAAAACGTTTTGGTTGGAAACACCCCACGATGTTCGTAGTTTCAAATAAAATATCACAATCAATTATAAATGTCCGCCACGGATCGCAATATTATTGTACTCTTGACCAGTTCTATATTGTTCACGAATTCAATTCGTGACATGTATCGAAATGGAAAGTTATGGTCGACTCGTTTCATGACCATCTTCCAGATTATTCTCGCATTTGCATTGATGATGTTCCTCAGAACGGGCTGAAAAAAAATAATTTAGACAAGTATAAATGAACAACGCAAATAACAGTTCGAAGTTTGTGCGTGCGGCACTCGGTGGCCTTCTTCTTTTGCTGTTTATGTCTGGTGTTTTCATGGTGGTCGAGGCCAATAAACCTGATCCGACAGAACCAAACAAGAAATGGTTCGGAACTGCCTACCTTATATTCGCCGCACTCCTCGGCATGTTTTACGTTTATACAAACCTTGTAAGAAATAATAGCACCTATTAAAACATGATTCGTCAATTCAGAGAGAGCGTCTGAGACAAAGTCGCAAATAATTCAGGTGTACGTGCCGGTTCAAATCCAATCGATGTGCGAATGCCGAGATTTTTGGCCGTCAGTACAACATCCTGATTCGCCCCCAGATACACGAAAGACCATCCGTCATGTGTCTGGTGCGACTCAACCAAGTCCTTGATGTGACCCGGTGTATAATTAACCGACGAGTTTTCTTCCCCATCCGTCAGAATAATCACAGTCGTATCACGAGGAAGATTCAGTTTCAAAACATGACCCATCGCGTCAAGCAATGCAGTTGACCCACGAGGCTCAAATGTCTCGTGTGTGAGCGGCACAACATTATCAATCGGCACATTTTCGTAGATGGTCAGAACTTCGTAATCAAACTCATACAGAGATATGGTTCCACCGAACTGTTTTTGAGACTCGACAAAACTGTTATATCCGTCGATTGTGTCGTCGCGGCACGTCTCCATCGAACCGGAACGGTCAAGTAGAAATACGCGAGTCGCCATACTGTATCGTTGTCGCGTTGTTTTAAAACACTTGTGCGCTAGTCAGGTACGTATGCATGAAAAAGTTGCCGAACTCCTTCAGCGCTGTTATGATGAACAGCGAACTCCTGAATGGCATGCTTTGCGTGGGACAATGCTTACCGCCAGTGACCTTGCAACCGCAATCGGAGACAATCCATATGAAACACCCGACGACCTCCTTGTCAAAAAGTGTGGCTTCAAACACTGGAATGGAAATTCAGCCACGGCTCACGGAACCCTGCTTGAACCCATCGCTCGTGATTTGTACGACGCTCGACACAATCAGAAATCTCATGAAATTGGTCTTGTGCAACACCCTGTCCACAAATGGCTCGGCGGTTCACCCGACGGCGTGACCGAATCAGGTCGTCTGATTGAAATTAAATGTCCCCTGACGCGTAAAATTACATCGGCTGTCCCAAAATACTATCTCCCCCAAATTCAACTTTTGCTCGAGGTGCTTGATCTCGAGGTGTGTGATTTCATACAGTACAGACCGGCGTCTGAAAAAAACGGCGAGGAATTTGTCGTCACTGTAGTTGACCGAGACCGTGTATGGTTTGAACGAATCCTGCCAAAGGCAAAGGCTTTTTGGGATCGTGTCATCCAGAAGCGCATCACGGGTTTATGTGAAATGCTTTCGGACGAAGAGGACTCTAAAGAATACATATGCGAGATACTAGAGGAAGATGAAGTGTCCGGCGTGCATGCGGAACAAGGGGATACAGTTGACGTGCCGGGAGTGTCGTAGAAACTTTTGTACCGGGTGTATTCAACTTGAAGTGCACGCATGTCCGTGCATCAAATCAAAGATTGTTTTTGAAAAGGAACGCCTCGAGAAACAGCTCATCAAGGTTGAGGCTCCTAAAGTTTTGAAGATTTAATCAAATTTCTTGCGGAGCGCGAGAACGATGGCAAGCAACCCCATGGCGATGATAAGCGGCCAGAGATTGTCCTGAAACATTGCGCTGGAGATGTAGTTCCGGCCGTCCGTGTACGTCACCTCACGTGACCACGATGTTGTTCCGTCATCAAACTGGTATTTGCGTGCCGGGTACATAAAGGAAGTTGCCGGGTTTACGCCACCGGTCATGGCAGCCATGGCCGGCGCACGAAATATGTGCTTTGGTGTGAAATGATCATCATACTCTGGAGTTTCATCTGGCACAACTGGTTCCTCGCGTGGCATCATCCACGGCAGCGCCTCGGTTGACTTGTGGCCACCGTTGTACGAAACACCAAACGTACCAGTTGCCGTGTATGGATTGATACGATCCATAGACAGTTCATCGATTTCAAGGAGCTCAGTCATGTCTTCTATTGTTGACCGATATTTTTGTCAGCGTACGTCCTGGACTCAACCTTTTCTTTGTGCCGGGTCCACATGTCGTCCAGATCGACATCGAGCATATAGGCTAGCTGAAAGAGATACGAAAATACATCACCCATCTCCGTCGTAATGTCCGTGCCGCGATCCTTTTTCAGTCCCATCTTTTTGAAATTACGCTGATACTGCCGTATTGCCGATGCGAGCTCACCAATCTCTTCTGTGAAGAGGAGCCAGACGGTGCTGACCGGCGCCTTGTCCCAACCTTTTGTACGACACAACTCGTACGTCTGCTCTTTGTAAGAATTCATCTTGTATGTTAAGCGTTGTCTGCTTTTATTAGTCAATTTGGGATGTGATCGCGTCACTCACCTCTGTCGGTGTGAATACGACGAGCGCGACAAACAAGGCGATGAGCTCAATCGCACACCGCATACGCTCCGTCTCGAGTTCGGTCAAGTTTTTCTTGATGGCCCATTGGGCACTGATTAACCGGGACAGGCGATCGATGATGAAAAAAATGATGAAACCGTAGGCGATCTGGCGTGCTGATTGCATTACTTACATAGTAGAAACTTTTCGGGTGACATATGCCATTTGGTTCGACAGCTTCACGTGCCACTGGTGGAGCACGAGAACCTGGAACAAAAGTATGGTCACGCTGAGCCCGAGTGCCACGAACGGCAGCCACTTGAGCCACTTTGGTGTCTGCTGTTCATCTTCCATTACTTGAGGCTTGTAATTTTTCTGGACAAGTTTAGAAAGTCGGCCGAGTGCTCAATGTGCCACGGGTACAGCACCGTGAGCGCAAACATGAACGATAATAACGAAACCATCAACACCGCGACCGGAACCCATTTCGTCCACCGTGGAGGTTCGTCGTTCATTTGATAACGGGGCAGAAAATTAACCCATCGTCGGATACATCTTTTTGAACGCCTGGATAGTCGTACGACACATAGGACAGGACATTGAACGTGTGCGACCGATACATGTCTCGCATGCCAAATGACCACATGGGTCAAAAAACGTATCAACCATGCGCTCCATACAAATTGAGCATGTAAACTGGCTGTATTTTCTGGCGTTTGTGTTCATGAGTATCTGTTCCATCGCCTTGATTTCACCGTTCAATTCAGATAGTTCGTCACGCAATGTCTCAAACCCACACGTCTCTTTGAAATGCTGTACTGTATGGGAAACATTCTCTTGAAGTTCTGGAGTGTTCAGGACTGTCGATGCATTTTGAAGAATTGAAATATCACTCGACATGCGAACAATCTCAGCCTCCTTGATGCGAAACAGTGTGAGCTTTTCGTTGTATTGATGTTTGTACTTCCCGAGTGTCTCTTCAAACTGACTCCAATCCTCAGAAAGAGTCACCTCTGGAGCCTCAGGCAAAGCAACATGCTGTGGAATCATGACGTCGGACAAAAACTCGGCCAACATGGTCATATTCATTGTATCAGAACTGACAATAATATCTTTAAAGAAGTAAGATGGTACTGTTCGAGGTGCTATGTATGTCGTGCGCCGAGACATTCGGTAACTTTAATTTAAAATGGTTTGCAGAGTCGGGAAATTCTGCGAACCACCATTTGGGTCTTGGTATCTTAGGATACGTTGTTGTTTTGTTCTTTCTGGTTCGGGCGTTTGCGCTCAAAAATGTATTGATTGTGACGGCGTTATGGGAAGGCATGATTACAATCATCGGTGCTGCATCCGCCTATTTTATACTCGGTGAACGCTTCCAACATCCGATCCAATGGCTAGGTGTCGCCCTGGCCATCCTGGCTGTCGGAATGATTCACATTGGTCAGCAACTCAAACACGGTTAACGGCCGCCCGAACATTCACGCCGGCGGGAGGAGCACCGCCTGCATTCAGGCTCGTCGGATTGGTGTTCGCGCCAGTCGTCGGACCAGGCATGGACCCGGCGTTCGCACCGACACCGGCGTTAATGCCTGGAGCATTCATGGGAGTTGCCATGTTACCGACACGACGACGGTACATCATAAAAGCGACACCTCCTGCAACGAGCATGACAAAAGCGACAATCATGAAAATTGCCCAACGAGGGAATGGTTTCTTCTCTTCGACAGGCTTGTCCATTTTAATGGTATCGTTCATTTTTTTTTCACAATCCTGGCGACTGACTATTCATTTTAAACCCGGCAGTTGATGTGCTGACCGGCATGGCGAGCGGTACTGGATTGCTAGAAATGTAATCAATATAGGACAGCTGCTGGAGGACACCCGTGCTGATGGTCTTGGTCGCCTCCTTGACAACAATGTCGTTCATTTTTTTCATTTCAGACTTGTCGTCCGGTTTAGATACGAGATGTTGATAGACATTGCGCATGAGCGCCTGGAGATCAGCATCATTTTGACGGTCGATGTTCATACCCGTCTTGGTCTTGACACTACGAACAATAGCACCATGAAGGTATTCACGGTTGAAGGGCGAAAAGAACGCCTCACTGAGCGGAGTCGCAAACAGCTTATTGCTCATTTATCTACATGCCTGTATAAAAAAATGAGCTGCTTCAAAGCAAGAAGAAGATGAAGGTCAAGAAGCGTAACGGCGAAATCACCGAAATGCTGTTCGACAAGGTGACCGCCCGACTGTACAAACTGTGTATCATGACACCGGCACTCGTGATTCAACCGGACAAGGTGGCCCAGAAGACCGTCGCGAGCATGTACGATGGTATTTCAACCGAAGAGATTGACACGCTGAGCGCCGAGGTGGCGATCGGTATGATCACCGAGGACCCAGAGTACGAAACGCTCGCGACACGAATCGTCGTATCAAACATGCACAAAACAACTCCGAAATGTTTTTCGGATGCGATGCTCAGTCTCTACTCCAAGGGTATCGTTTCCGAATACTTCATGAAATGCATGAAGCTTGAAATGGATTCATGGATTGACCACTCGCGTGATTATACCTTCGGATACTTTGGTATCAAGACGCTTCAGCGCAGTTATCTGAACGATGGTGAGAGGCCCCAGTACCTCTTCATGCGTGTCGCGCTCGGCATTCACGGTGACGACTACCCGCGCGTCAAGGAGACGTACGACCTCATGTCCCAAAAGTTTTTCACGCACGCGACGCCGACCCTCTTCAACGCCGGTACGAATCACCCACAGATGTCGAGCTGTTTCCTGGTGGCCATGAAGGACGATTCGGTCGAGGGCATCTTCGAGACACTGAAGGAGTGTGCCCATATTTCCAAGTGGTCTGGTGGCATCGGCGTCCACTGCTCGAACATCCGAGCGAACGGCACAATCATCAAGGGAACGAACGGCAAGTCGGACGGTATCGTGCCCATGCTCCGCGTGTTCAACAACACTGCACGGTATATTAACCAAGGCGGCGGGAAGCGAAAGGGGTCGTTTGCATTCTACCTCGAGCCATGGCACGCCGACGTCCTTGAGTTTCTTGAGTTGCGTCTGAATCAAGGCGACGAAGAGGCTCGGTGTCGCGACCTGTTTACGGCGCTCTGGATCCCGGACCTCTTCATGGAAAAGGTGGAGGAGGACGGCGAGTGGCACCTCATGTGTCCCAACGAGTCACCGGGTCTCCAGGATGTCTACGGTGAAGAGTTTAACGAACTGTACCGGCTGTACATTGCACAGGGTCGGTACAAGAAGAAGGTTCGGGCGCGCGAGATTTGGGACGCCGTGCTCAAGTCACAGATCGAGACTGGTACGCCGTACATGTGCTACAAGGATGCAGCCAACCGAAAGACGAACCAGAAGAACATCGGGACAATCAAGTCGAGCAATTTATGCGTTGAAATCATGGAGGTTTCGACGCCCGACGAGACGGCCGTGTGCAACCTGGCGAGCATCTGTCTTCCGACATTTGTGCGGGTCGGGACTGACATCGTCAGTCCCTCCTTTGACTTTGCTAAGTTGTGCGAAGTGACGAGCGTCGTGACGCGTAACCTGAACCGGGTCATTGACCGCAATTATTACCCGACTGAAGCGGCCCGAGTGTCGAACATGCGTCACCGTCCTATTGCAATCGGCGTCCAGGGACTCGCGGATGTGTTCATGATGCTCGGGTTGTCGTTCGATGAGCCCAAGGCGCGCGCGCTCAACAAGCAAATTTTTGAAACCATCTACCATTCCGCATTGTTCGAGTCGTGTCAACTGGCAAAGGAAGAGGGGCCATACGAAACGTTCCAGGGTTCACCGGCATCCCAGGGGATTTTACAGTTTGATATGTGGGATGTCAAGCCAGAGCATCCGTTTGACGCACTGAAAGAGTCTATCAAGACGCACGGTCTACGCAACTCTCTACTCGTGGCACCCATGCCGACTGCTTCGACCGCCCAAATCATGGGGAACAACGAGGCGTTCGAGCCGTACACCACCAACATCTATCTGCGCCGTACACTCGCAGGCGAGTTTGTCATGATTAACAAACACCTCGTCCGGGACCTCCAAAAATTGAACATGTGGAACCCGGCTATGAAGATGGAGATTATTCGGAATGGCGGGTCAGTCCAGCAAATGAATATTACAGAGTCGCTCAAGGCGATTTACAGAACGGCATGGGAAATTCCCCAAAAGTCTATTCTGGACATGGCGGCCGACCGTGGCGCCTACATCGACCAGAGTCAGTCGCTCAACATTTTCATGGAGAATCCAACTCTGGCAAAGCTGTCATCAATGCACATGTACGGCTGGAAGAAGGGTCTCAAGACGGGGTGTTATTATTTGCGAACACGTGCCAAGGCGATGCCACAACAAGTCACCGTGACTCCAGTCCAGCCAACCAAGGAACAAATCCTGGCGTGTTCGCTCGCAAATCCAGAGGCGTGCGAGATGTGTTCGGGCTGATAGAGCCGAGACGTCTATGAGCACTATGAACGAAAGAATACTCGAATACATTACGGACATTGACACGCGTCGAGAACTCGGGCTTTTACCGAGGCGGATCAAATCCTGGCCAAAGATTGAACTCAACAAAGGAATTGTGTACAATATAACGACGTGCACGCTCTATAATTTTCGGCCTGAAGGATTTCATGAAGTTCGTCGTCCAGTAACTTTGGACATTGTGAACGACGGACTTATGGTGTTTAATTTGTATGAATTTCCGTACGTGTATGAAGCCTATAGTGATGATGGTGCGGTAATGATGGATCCTGTGGCATCTTCATCCTGGGCGACCGAATTTAAAGTTTTGTTTACAATCTGAAGAGCGCGATACCGAGCGCGAGCAGAAAGGTTTCCTGCAGGGTCTCGACTTGGCGCAGAATCGAGATGTGCTTGACCATCGTCGAGTTCCACAGGAACCGGAGGATGAAAGTCATAATGATGACGAACAACAAGAATATGGTCAGCTGGTACAGTAGGTCACTAGTGTTACGGGAAGAAATGATACCGAGCATTTTTAATATACGTAAAGAATAAAATGGCGCGTATGTGTTCTTCGGTCGTCTTCAAGTGGACACCGTATGGGACACAAGGTGTATGGCACGACAATTGTTACGACTATGCGTTCGACCTGAACAACCCAAAATCTTCAAACAAGAATGTTCCGGGTGACATGTCCAACGACAAAGCCTGGGGTTTGACATTTCGTAATTGTGACGGTATTGCCAAGCGCGTTCTGGAGGATTATAAAGGACTGGCATATCAGATTCCTCTGGCGACTACTCCCTGTCGGGCTGGCTACTACAAAGTGATGAACTTTGTGTCGCCGAACGGTGGTGATTTCCATTGGTACCGCGAGGCTCGTCGTGTCGAGTACCGCATACGACCCGGAGACAGTGTGCAGAGCGTCGCAAAGTTTTTTCGGGTCACACAGACGGCGGTCAAAGCTGCGTACACAAAGGCGCACCGGGCACGCTCTGCGGCTAACGGCCGCATTGCAATGGCGAACCAGGAGCTCCGAACACTGAATCACCTGAATGAAATGGTCCGGACGGGTCGTCTTCGACCCGGGAAGGTTATTTCGTTGCCCATCAAACTCTGGTCACACAAACAGGGCTTTGGTGGCGGCCCGGTTATTGTCGACGCGTCAGGCAATACTATAAAGAACCCCATGACGGCCAATCGTAACTATCCCGGACTGAATTACAGCAAGTTTTGTTCGGCCTATTGTGTCAAATGTCGTGCGGGTCGGACGGCGCTCGCGCGGTCGCGGGCTCGGGCCCGGACACAGAGTCTGATGATGACCCCGAGACTGGCATTCTAAGACCAAGTTCATGCAGCACCTCCTCGACGGATTCGTTTGTGTCAATGTCAAAAAATATATCAGTCACGAAGCGAGTGTCCGTAAAGGGGTCGATACCGAAGGTTGATACGAGTGCCGCTACACTATTGGTGTTATATGTATGTGAGGCTGTTTCCCCGTCGGATGTGCGCTGGACAGACACGCGCACCTTGTACGATGGTTGGTCAAATGGAACTCGGCACATCGGACACGTTCGAGACATTCGTTTCCATCGATCGAGACACCGAAGATGAAACGTATGGCCACATGTGAGCGTACGAGTCTGTGTACGCATGGTATCGAGACACACGGGACATTGACCTGCTGAGGTTGTGGTGTGCAGGCCGCACAGGTTTGTACCGGTTCGGGAATTGCGTTTACACTGCATTCCCTGGCGGGTTGTTGCTGAGCACTGTTCCGGCATACGATAAGCGACGAGGAAAAAGTGACCGCGGTCTCCGCGTCTGAAGACGGTGAACATCCTCCTCGAGGGACTGGATCGCATCCTGGTATATGACACGGACACCATCCTCGATGCGTTTTTTAAAGACAATGAGTGGGTCGTCACCCTGATCCGCTCGGCAGACTGGACACTCGTCAGACATCACAAACCAATTTGTGATGCAGGCTGGGTGAAACACGTGACGACAATTGAGTTTCTTGGCGTCTTTTGTCTGGACTGTCTCAAGACAGACGACACACGTTTGCAATTTGTGCACATGGCACAGAGGTCCTTTGCGACACTTTCGACCTGAAGCTGTTATGGCAGTACACGCCATTCTTATCCTTTACCGTGTAGCGAGACAAAATCGTAGAAACTTCGGCGTACACTTCGGCCGGCGTACGCCCCTCAGTCGACACGACGTACACCTGACATGGAACGTTCGTGAGCATCTTTTCGTAGAGAGTATGGAGTTCCTCCAGATATTTGAGTGTCACCCGCGAGTCGCCAACCTGCTTGCGCTTCTGAATGTGTTCAAAGGCTGTCTTGGGTGACTTGGCCAGAAAGATATATACATCTGGGTGCCATAAATATCGCTCGTATGCATTCTGATAGACACTGTCCTCCTCTGGAGTGATGAGCTTTTTTGACCGCAAGTATTCCCAAAAGACGTGACGTGTACTCAAAAGACACCGCTCGTACACCGTGACACCGTCTCTAACCGGACGGAGTGTCTGCAGAATCTTCATTTGGAGTAAAAGTGCCCATCTGGACATGTCTTTGTAAAAGAGATCCAACGGCCATTCGTCAAGCGGTTCACGCTTGACGGACCAACCATTCTTTTCGAGCATATCCAACTGGGTCGTCTTGCCCGAACCTATATTCCCATCAATCACAATATGCATTACATATGTATCGACTTATTTTTTTAACGGTTCATAATTCGGTTACGCAGATTTCTCGGAAGCGACCGCGCCAACACACGATTGGCCATACGATACCGTCTCTCGCGTTGAATCATAGTGTTGATAAAATTGAGCTGAATATGTGTCATATTTGTATTGTTTGCACCGTGACCCAACAACAGATGGGCCGCCTTGTTCATTTCGCGCTTCAACTTTTCCGTCTCGGCAAGCGATTTGATATATCTTTTTTTTGCTGCGACGTACCGATCTATCCTGTACGTCTCATTCATTTACTTAGTTGCCAGAATTTCCCTGGGCAGCAAACCCAGGGGGGCTGCAGGCCGCGTTCGCTGGTACGAAAAAAGCATCCGGACCCTTCTCCTGAAGGTAACGACGGAAAGACAGATTATCCTCATACGTGATGTTCTGCTTCTGCATCATCATATCGTTATACAGGCGGGTGGAGTCATAGACTGTGAAACACCGGCCATCACCCATTCCGAGGCGCGTCGACATTTACTCTGGTGACAGAAAAAAAGTGCGTTAAAATTAATGACAAAGACGGACGTGTGGCACCCGAAAGAAGAAGTCTATCTTGCAAAAATGGAGAAGCAAAGTCTTCTTTTATGCGAACACAACTTAAAAGACTATCACTACTACAATAAACTTTCATCCAAGTTTAACATCCCTATCCTGATTGTATCAGCAGTCAATGCACTGACGGCCATATGTCTCAATTCATTCTTGAGTCAAGAATATGTCAGTATTCTGAATGCGGTACTCAGTGCCGGTACAGGCGTCGTTGGCTCGATCCAGCTCTTCATGAAAATTAACGAAAAGATGACAAACGCGACTCGGTCGTCGATTATTTTCAAACGCCTGGCTCTGAAAATTTCAAAAGAACTCAGTATCGAACGTGAACAACGCGTCACGGAAGGCATTCCATTCTTATCAGAATGCTTCTCTGAATTCAACACGGCACTCGAACAAGGAAATCCAATCGAACGTAAATTACAAAATCATTTAGAACTCAAAATCTCTGGAATGTCTGGTCCCCCTACCCCCTCTTCTCCTGGGATGCGCCGGATCGCCGATCAGCTCTTGTCGTTGGCGGGCAGGTCGGTCTACGGTGGCTCGACAGCCAATTTTAGCGAAGTCAATGACGAAGTAGTCTAAGTCCATGCGCGAACACCCCGAGCCGTGAGTGCATCGACCCACTTTCCAAACTCGGCACCCATAAAAATACTTTTCGTCGGGTCCTCCGTCGTTTCAGGTGTCACGTTGAGCAACTCAGAGTTCAGCACATCGTACGCAAACACAATTTCTTGAAGAGTTTCTGCACCCGTCACTATCACCTTGCCGGTACTAAACACGCTCGCTGTCACCTGTTTCATGTTCGGTCGCGGCTGAAACTTAATTTTGACGGCCGAGTACCGATCTGGATTGAACGACACCTCAAATCGGTGATTCTTCGACCGCCCGAGCTTTTCGAAAATCTCCATCAAATTCACCATCTGATTCATTGCAAAGTTTGTGTTAATCATCACAACCCTGAATGCATCAGCCGGCATGGGATGATCAAAAATTGAACCGAGAATATGTCCGAGCTGCTCACACACGCGCCGACAATCCGTCAGGTCGGCACAACCTGCAACCTGAAACGAACCGTTCGGGAACACCTTGATCGCCTTGACTGTATAGGCATCTTCGTAGCCGATCGTCACCTGATTATAAAACTCGGATGCAGACTCGCGCATGGTCCATTTGTTTCCGTCGGTCAGCGCCCCGGTCCGACGAATACGAACATCATTATTCGTCGTGAAATATTCTTTAATCTTTGCAATGTCAATTCGGTCCGCAAAAAAACGACACGTCATGGTAATTGTTGTAATTCGAATCCATGAGGGGACGTTTTTGTATTTTCGGCGAATTGAATCCAAAGTCATAATGTACTTGAACGTGTCCGAGTTTAGCGTTTGCGTCTGAGCGCCCATAGGAGCACGAAATGCTCGAGGTTCTTCCGTGGTACTTTATGTACCACCTTCTTTATCCGATTTGTTCGGACGGAAGGCTTGCGGACCTTGTGGGTCGGTTTCTTTTTGGTTGTCGTGCGTCTCTTTCTGTGTCTGACGACTGAGGCTGCGATGCGCGGCGCGATGTTGACACCACCCAAATTTTTTACATTCGTAAATGTCTGACGTGGCAGGCCCGTCGCTCGCATTGCCGTATTGATATTTCCGTTTGCGCGCTTCAGGGCCGTGACGGCCTCACGAATAGCCACGGGACCACCTGCGTTTTGAACCATGTTCACTTGGGAAGGAGATGGGGGCGGCACGTTCAGACCGCGCGGCATACCGACGTTCGGACCACGCGCGTTCACCTTGACGGAAATATGTGGTGCCGCACCGCCGCCCATGGGAAAAGGGTACGGTGCTGCCGCTGCCGGAGCCTGACCTGCCATAGGAAAGGGGTACGGTGCTGCCGCAGCCGCCGGAGCCTGACCCGGTGCACCGCCTCCAAAAATAATTTGTTGGCCTCCGCGGCCATTTCCGGTCATCGTGACACCTTCGACAACCTTAGGTGCCTTGTTGTTCGTTTTCAGAGTCGACTTGTTGTTCGTTTTCAGAGTCGACTTGTTGTTTTGATACAACCCCTTTTTTGCAACCTTCCCTTTGAGCCCTTCAATGAAGACTTGCTTGTTGATAATACTTTGATTTGTAATACCTGTATTACCGGCATTTTTATGTTTCTTCATATTTTCCAGATTGAGTTGGGCCCGAACAAGCTTTTGCTCAAGAGATTCAGTTTTGAGCGCGATAGAACGTCCAGCTTTCGCAAGTCCTCCGGTGGTTGCCATCAAACCTCTTCCTGCAAACTTACCGGTTGCCATCAAACCTCTTCCTACAAATTTGCCTGTTGCCATCAAACCTCTTCCTACTTGTTGCACACGAGGTGGGGCCGGAGCCGGGGCCGGAGCCGGAGCCGGCTCCGGAGCCGGAGCCGGACCACCAAATAACTCGGCATAAATTTTGTTCGCAATTGCGTTGCGATTCATGTTATACTTTGTACAGAAAAAAGTGGGTCCTGTCAACAACATAAGGCGAAGAGCCACATGGTCTGTATATGCAAACAGGTGTTCTTCCATGGCTCTCTTTGACTACCAAGAAGCTGGTGTCGCGTGGATGCTCGGTCGCGAAGCTGGGTCCACGCCTGGCGGTTTCTTGTGCGACGAAATGGGTCTGGGAAAAACTTTACAACTTATCGAAACTATCCGTCGTAATCGTATTAAGAACACCCTCATCGTCATGCCCAAATCTATCGTTGGTCAATGGCGCAAAGAACTTGACCGATTCGCTCCTGAGCTTGACGTCCATGTATTTGATGGGCCGAGTCGCGTATGGCGCCTTGCATCCATCGTTCTGGTGCCGTATTCTGTGGTGGCGGACGTGCCCGCTGACGTCAACTGGGGACGAATTATTCTGGATGAAGGTCACGAGATTCGCAACCCTAAATCCAAAACGCACAAAACTTTGCGGGGTCTTCCTGCTGACGTACGCTGGATCGTTTCTGGTACGCCTGTGTTCAATAGCATGCGAGACTTTGTCGCTCTGTGCGGTTTTCTCGGCATATCCGCAGGGACTGTGGCGCGTTCGACTGACGAGGTTCGATCCAAATATGTATTGCGACGCACGCGCAACGTTACGACAGCTACATTTGAAAATGTCGAACTGGACATGTACCCTGAAGAACGCGATCTGTACATTGAAGCGTTCATGGCCGGCCGCGAAACCCTCAAAGGCGGAGTGACCGGAATGAACTCTATGGTTGTGCTCGAGTGTCTTTTGCGGATCCGCCAAACGATGATCTGGCCGCAACTCTTCATCGACGGGATGGCGACGAAAAATTCAACCGACCCGGACCCGTTCACGGGTCGCTCGAAGAAGCACGAGACGCTCACGGATATGATCGAGTCGCACCCGGATGAAAAGGCGCTCGTGTTTACTCAGTTTACATCCGAGACGGACCGCATTCAGGAACTTTTGGTCGCAAAAAATATTCCAGTGTTTCGACTTGACGGCCACGTCGGCAAAGAGGACCGCGAAGAACGCATATCACACTTCCGTACAGCGGGCCCAAATGCAGTGTTCCTCATCCAGATCAAGGCGGGTGGTGTCGGCCTCAACCTTCAAGAGGCGTCGCGCGTGTACATCATGGCACCGGCGTGGAATCCAGCCACTGAGCTTCAAGCGATCGGTCGAGCGGATCGCACCGGACAGAAGCGGGTGGTTGTCGTGAAGAAGTTTATTTACAAGAATGTGTCGGACGAGTACCCGAGTGTTGAACAGAGTATCGTCGACCTCCAGGTGACCAAGTCCCGTGTATGTGCAGATGTGCTCGCCGACGAGAAGCTTGCGATCCAGATTCCAGGGATGTGTCAGATGACGCTGCGGACGATTGCAAAGATGTTCCATTCCGTGAAATAAATAAGAGTTATATTTAAATGTCTAAACGTTCTGCCAGTCTGCTCTTGATGCGCGAACTCACCCGTCGTCAAGCTCTCATAAATCGCACCAAAATCCCTGAACTCACCCGTCGAGCGGCCCTATTAAAGAAGATGGGTGTGGCTCCTAGAATGCCAACACCTTATTATAATAAAAAAGGTCGTCAATTTTTCTTAACTCTCAAGGGAGTGTATGTTATCCGTCATAATGGAAAGTCTTTATATGGACGCAAATCGACATCTGCATCCGCCCCAACAGCTATCCGGCCAAAAAAATTTATTGCATAATGTTTTACAAAAGATACGAGTTTAAGAACAAACCAAGTTCCCAAATAGATGAAATACTTGCAAATTCAGAATTCGTTTTGTCAATATTCGATTCAAAATGAACAGGAGTCCACTTGTGCATATAGTTTGCCGTACGAAGATTCATAATCGAGTCGTCGACAAATACTTTTTTGCGATTTTGTGGAAACTTGACATAGGCGCGCGGATCAGGTTTCAAGTAAAAATTACTCCGGGACACCTTTACTTCATCATTTATAGCCGATGCGACTGGTAGCGTCCAAATAAGTGGTGCGTTTGAAAACAGTCGAACGTCCCACTCATCGGTGAGGTTGTGAATTTCGGACGCCTCTTGTTGAAACTCAGTCCCAGAAAGCACCTCCCATAGGTGAGCCATGAGTGCCCGGTCGTACACCTTTTCGGTAAAATCCGACGTGTTGACTTTGAACGCGTCAAAAAGTCCACGACCCGTATGACCGTACCGACTGTACAAAATTTGATTTACACGACCTGGATTCCTTACATTCGGAAGTTTCTTTGCCACATATGCATTTACATTGTAACGGACGTGGTCAAGCAGGGGCTTGTCACGCAAGAGCACGCCGTCAACATCCAAAAGCAGCAGAGGCTTTGTCATTTTCATTACGAAGCGTCGTTTTTTTATCGTACATATTTAATAAAATGACACCTTCACCCCGACGTAAGAGTCCTTCGCCCAACCGTCGTCCAGCCTATTTGACCAACAGTGTACTGATGCGTCTGTCCGGTAAAAACTTGGCAATTTTGCGCGCGACAAATCGTACCGCGAGAAATATCATCAATGCAAATCCTCTTCTTTTGATAAAGATTGCTCGCGGTCGTCATCAGGCAGGCATGTCACGGGTTTTGGGACAAATCGCTTCGACCCGGAGACGGTGGTTCAGTTGCCCGGGTCACACATGTATGACTCGGATGTATCCAAATACTGTACGGGCGAGCGTCATACATGGTATGAGACGTACCGGTCGTGTTATTACACCCGAACGTCGTCGTAACAACTCGAACAACAATTTATATTGAAAGCCACCACGGCAGAACAACATGGACCGGTCGAATGACTGGTGGCTTCTCTGGAATAAAATCCACATACGGCTTGTCGCGTTCGCGGCCAAACCGACGGATCGAAAAATAGTATTCGTCCGGCTCGTACATAATGTATTCAATTTCGTCCAGGTCGGCGTGGTCCTCGATAAGCACCTGATATGTGCTTTCAAGGTCCCGAAGATCCTCCATCAGAAAATACTTGGGAATACCTTCGTTAATTTCAAAAATGTAATCGAACGCATCGGCAAAGTATTCATCCGCCTTTTCGCGCCATGAAATTTCGTCCCATTGTTTACGCATGTTACGAAGGCCTCGAAAGTAAATGGGCCGACGACACATCGGACACCCGTTCCCAGAACCCTTGGTGTACCAATTACATATACAATTGGAACAAAATTCATGACCGCACACCAGTTGACGCATGCGACCATATTCACCATAACACACTGCACACTCACCCATACTGTCTGTTCATACACTAAAAAAATGTTCGTCCTCTTTAAATGAAGGCTGTTGGTTCTCGCGCGGAGGTTATACATGGCATTGCCGCTCACACCGCAGGTGGTCTCACCAAGAAGAAGCTCAAGGTGTCCAAGGTGTCCGGTGAGATTGTGAGCGTCAAGGCTGCCAAGAAGGGCAAGAAGAACCCGTGGGCCGTGGCGACCGAGAAGGCCCGCGCTCAGTTGGGTATCCAGGCGGGCGAGATGGTGCTCATGAACGTCGGTGCCAAGGGGAAGGCATTGTATGCCACGACCAAACAGATCCACGGCAGTATGTAAAAAAATATGCGTCTAGATTAAAAATGACTCACCAGGCAACCCGCTTCTTGGCTGGCTCCAAGCGTGTTTTCAAGTCCGAGAACGGTAAGCTGTTTACCCGTACGGCGGGTGGCGGCCGGACCTACCGCCCCAAGGCGACCCACTTCACCCGTGGCGCCAGCAAGTTTGTGGTCATGCCACACAACAAGGTGCCGTACGGTATGAAGTCCAAGTCCAAGTACAGCACCGGTGCCCCACCCACTCGCCGCCGCATCAACACGTACGCGACCCTGCAGGGCATCCTGAGCCGTCGTCGTCTCATGTAAGAAATGCAAACCCTTTGAGTTGACTCGTGTCGGTTTCCTCTTCAGGAATGTCAGAAAGTGGCCTCTCGACCAACTGATAGATGCGACACGTCAAACCGTGCATTTCTTGAAAAAAATACGTTCCGATAATTTCGACAATACATGACACCGTCATACCCGCAAACGTACCCTCAACAAGTTCCGGAAACTTGATGTTCCGATTCAGGTCAAACACCTGAGTCGAAGTATCAACCTTCATCCGAAGATTCTTCCCGGTCATGTTCGACTTGAATGGAGAAAGACCTGACGCAAGCACAGGCTCGAGTTCAGTCCGCCACCACTCGGCAAACTCGTCTGTCGTCTCGACCGTAATTGATTTGTATCCAGAAAGACCTCCGAACAACACCCGGCCACGTGGAACCTGAAACCGCAATGGTTTCGTGTTGACCGAAAATTTCGTCGTGCCGTTGCGGCACCCAGCATGGGTTACATCAGTAAAGTCAAACGTCCGCCACATACGTTTCTATAGAGACAGCTTTTTAAGGATGTGAGACTTTTGTCAATGAATGGAACAAATTACTCGCCTGATCGAGGAGGAGGTTGAGAAGCGTGTCAATGAGCGTGTCAACAAAATGCTTGAACGGATTTCTCAAACCTATGACATCTCAATGCGACAGTTGCTCAGGGACCTCTCGACGGTTGTTCATCAGAGCGGTCCGGTGACGTGTCTCGGTCTGACGGCCAAAAATACACGATGCAGTCGGCCGGGTCATCATGAAGGGTACTGCAAAATTCACAAAAATCAAAAACCAGTCACGCGAGTCGAGCCGCCAGCCCAGGTCACGGTGGTCCAGACGGTCGCACACACTCATACACTTCCACCCCTTTTCATGAGAGGATGTCCTGCGTGCGAACGTTCATCATCGAGTCGATTATGTATATAAAAATTTCTATGCCTGGACCAGAAAATGAGCCTCATTCGCGTGTGGACCGATATCGGTGCAGACAAGCCAGCGAACCTGATTGCTCGGATCACAAAGGAACATGTCGACGGAACATATACCATCCAGTATTTTTCACCAACCAACGAACGCGACCACGGCAGAGTCATTTACCGCTACGAGGATGACACATACGAAATTGATGATGAATCTGTGACGGAATACCTCAACACAAATGATGAATCAATTATCGGTTTTGTTTCAGTCGGTGAGGACATGTGGGTTCGTGAGATGACCGACTCGGACGATGAAGACTATGTCCCGTCAGACGAGGATCAATTGTCTGACGAGGATTCAGCTGATGAAGAGTCAGGAGAAGAGGAATATCAGGAAGAAGAGGAGTATTATGATGACGATGACTCTTAAAAAATATGAACGCCTGAAAACCAAATGAACTACACAAACAAACACGATGTCCGCTTCAAGGTTATGGAAACAACAGTCTCTGGTTTTTACACGGTCAAGTACTATTCGGGTGTTTCAAAATGGCCACGTGTCCTAAAACGATTCCATTGTCCAGATGACGAAACACGCCGAGAAATGTTTTATATTTTGAACAATTCCTGGTTGTGTACGTTGTGTAAAGAGGCGCTCATCAGCGACTCGAGGTCGATATGTAAATCATGTGTGACACTTGCTTCATCAAACGTCCAAGATGAACAAATTGCTGAATGCCCTGTATGTTATGAAAAAATGTTTCGGGTCGACAGTACCAAACGAACTCTGGCATGTGGTCACGAGCTTTGTATCGGTTGCACCCGTCGCCTGACTCGGTCATACCTAGGCCAAATCAGCACGTACACGATTCGGTGTCCGTTATGTCGCAGTGAGGGATTGTACAACCATGCTCTCGTAGCGATCGGAACAGTCCCCGTTCCAATAGAGATTCCAGTGCCTGTCCCACTAAATGGAACAAGCGGCTGAAGAAATTCTCACACCTGTTCTCGAAGCTTCGGTGCTTCTCGCAGCCAAGTATTCGACGGCGTGTGGTCGGTCGACCGTGACCGCACGGGATATGGCTCTCGGACTCATGTTTGCGGCTCGAAATGTAACGGGTCGTCACATTGGTACACTTTTGTCGGACGACGACGACGACGACGACGACTCTATCGAAGAGGTGGACGATGATGAAGAACCTTTCAGTGAATATACAGGAGATGATGAGTTGTACCTTAATATGAACAAGTGTTCCCAGTCGTGGGACTCGTGGGACCCAGAGAGTCCTGCCGAAGTGGCGTTAAAATCCGCAATCAACAAAGCTAAGGAACTACTAGAATGAATGGACGGTTATGAAACATATCAGGAAATTCATGTATTTAATGTGACGGACGATGATGACGATGATGACGACGAACTTCCGGTACGCGTCAAGTACTCAGTGATCCTCCAGGAGGAGGATGACTTTATGGACGAGTAACGAAATTTTTTTATCAGTCAATATCAAAATGTCTCTTGCTCTTGTTAGTGATGTTACTACACAGACTGCCATGTTTGCATCGGCTGGTTTTTTCTTCGCCTCGGCGATTGCGTGGATGGACGTTGTCCGCTACCTGATCTCCCAGCTGGTGAACGTCAACCGTAACGGCGGCGCCTACTACCTGTTGAGCGCCATCTTCACGTCCCTGCTGGCCATCTTCATCATGATGTCCCTGCGCCGCGTGGGTGTCGTGAACGGCTCCCGTCAGGAGTAACTTATTTTCGGTTTGAAAACTGGGGCTGCTACAGGCGGCTGAGCCATCAGCCGTTCGACCAACGGACGTAACAATCTGACATATGCAATGTATGCAGCCAGTACAGAAATGACTAAAACAACAATGACCCAACGGCCAAACGCTCTTTTTTCATCAGGAGGTTTGGGTGGTGGCGGTGCAAACTGCATGGCATCGACTATACGTTGAATTTGTACATCTTGGAGAGGTGGGGTGGGTGGCGGCGGATTGTGATACTCGCAGTGTATCCGGAGCGTGAATGCATTGTGCTCAAACCCCTGAAAGTTGAGTGGAACACCAGAACGGTCAATCCACCGAACCGTCAGACGATCGAGCTTGGGTATGGGCGTATTGTATAAAATGTACTGCTTGTAATCGGTCGTCTCTTTATAGTTTTTTATACACCCAGACGAAACGTCAAGCGGAACCATTCCAAACGTACTCCGAATGGTGGAACCTTCGGTCGTTCCCTGAATCAACTTTTTGGCATCCAGAACGGAAGTTGTCCGAAGTTCTTCAATGTCCAGAAACACATATTCGTTCGTCGAAAGATTGGCGATCCGAGACGTCTTGTACAGACTTTGGTCGACATACGTCGGATCGTGTGCGTAGATGTCGCTCGTCGCAAACCAAAAACTTGAAAGGATACCCGAGTCAATGCCGAGCATCGAACGAATCTGGGACGTCTTCCCTTCGATTGTAAAGTTGGCAACGTTGCTCGAGAACATGTATTTGCCCTCGGACGGTAAAAATTCAATAGAGAACAGTACACCGGACGAGTTTGTCAGCGCCTGAGCGAGACCGTCAGCTGAATAGTAGCCTGTCGGAATTGAAATGTTTGACGTCGTCGTCATGTCCGACCACGTGAGAACATTTGTGCCGTTCGTCAGGTTGTACATTGTGTTTGGGACTCGAGCGGCGACCAAATCCACCTGGGTCACACTGTGAAGCGGACTTGTGAGGTGGAGCGTGAACGTATTTCCGTACGGATATATTGTCACGTCTCTGTTTGTCGAATCGGCAAACACATACTTGATTCGTTGCGAATCATCCGCCATACTACTCTACTAAAATAAAGTTTTTTGATTCGTCATCACATCTGTGCGTGTTTAGTGAAAATACTCAAAATGATAAAGTAGTCATGCGCCGAGTAGACAAATGGGTTGGGGCATCTGCTTCGGCATCGATGACAACTACCGTGTGTACTGTGCGGACGGATGCCGTTGGCGCGCCAAGGAGTCTGACTATGAAGGCTTTCCCAAGTGGCCTTCGGCGCGCGAGTATGTGCTCGAGTACTACGAAGGT